ATCAACTTTGTAACAAAAAGAGACTTTAGATATATTAAGGCTATTGAGCAACATTATAGTACTCAGATTACCGAACTTCCATCTAATTATCGTGATATTATATCAGGATAACTATTAAATAATCGTATAAATTTCACTATATTATTCTTTTAATTATTTAAATGAATAAGATAAACGATATACATGAATTCAAATTACCATTAGAATATTGTTCAAAAAAAAATACTATAAATGAAACTATTTGTCAGGATATTGAACTTACTAACATCAAGGATGATAAAGAGCAAATAGATAGAATTAGTTTATATAATAAAGTTTTTTCTCCTAATACGGAGATTGGTGTTGAACTTCTCAACGCGTGGAGTAAACATATATCATATGATAAAAAATTTATTAAATGTAGTCAAAAACTATATAAAAATGTAGAAGTAGAACCTTGCAAAGATGTAGATGATATATATAAACTGTGGTTATCTGTGAAAAATGAAACAGGGTTCTTATCAAAATATCATTATGTTGAATGGGAATATTTTGAATACTTAAATAAAAATGATAGTTTTTTACAAGTTATGAGCGTATATAGTTTGTCATCTCCAGTTTTCTCTCTAATGATGCCAATATTTCTACTAATAGTGCCTTTTTTTTTGTTAAAGATTCAGAGGATTGATATTGGAGTGACCAAATATTTTGAAATATTAAAAACATTATTTACCAAATTACCTATTGGAAAACTATTTATGATGAAAAATATGTCTTGGGATAATCGTGTTTACACTGTTGTTTCTGTCTTATTTTATTTTTTCCAAATATATCAAAATATATTATCTTGTTATAGATTCTATAAAAACCAATATTATATTGAAAATACATTATATAAATTTAAAACATTAGCTGATCATTCCATAAAACAAATTGATAAGTACTTGGTAGTATCAGATAAATTAGGTAACTCAGGGTATATGTTATTTAATAATGATTTGAAAATTAATCGTGAGAGATTAGTAAAATTATCCAATTATATTGATAAAATTAAACCTTTCAAACTTAGATTTAATGAACTATCTAGTATAGGATATAAGATGAAACATTTTTACGAATTTTATAAAAATAATGAAGTTAATAAAACAATGAACTATATTTTTGGATTGAATGCGTATTTTGATCATATAATTGGTATTAAAAAACTTATTAAATCTGGTGCTATTAATAAATGTAAAATCTCAAAAAAACATACTTCATTTAAACAAGCTCATTTTGCATCAATAGAGGGAGATACTGTTATAAAAAATACATATGATTTAAAAAATAATACATTAATTACAGGACCGAATGCAGCAGGAAAAACCACAATATTAAAAGCAACTCTATTTAATGTTATATTAAGTCAGCAAATTGGTTATGGGTTCTACAAATCTGCTAAGATTACTCCATATAAATATTTACACAGTTATTTAAATATACCTGATACGTCCGGACGTGATAGTTTATTCCAAGCAGAAGCCCGTAGATGTAAAGAAATAATGGAGAAAATTTCAGAAACTAAAACTACTGAGCGACATTTTTGTATATTTGATGAAATATATTCAGGTACAAATCCATATGAAGCCACTGCTAGTGCTTATTCTTATTTACAGTATCTCTCAAAATATACAAATGTTTCTTATATGATCACAACTCATTACACTGAATTATGTAAAAAAATAGATAAATCTGATATGGAAATTAAAAATCATCATATGGAAATATTAGAAGATAAACAATCAGGATCATTTATTTATTCGTATTTATTAAAACAGGGGATTTCTGAGGTCAAAGGTGGTATCAAGGTATTAAGGGATTTGGGATATCCAATAGATATGATTAATAATACGAGAGAATATTTGGATAAAAATTAACAACAGCAGATTTAGAAATAGAATAATACGTTCATATTAGTATTTAAATATATGCTTATTGATTAATATAATATGTTTGGTCTTGAAGGTTCAGGTTTTACAATCTCATTAGGTGTTACCTTGCTCTTAGTTGGTCTTGTTGTGTTTTATTTTAAACAAAGAATGGACGAATGGGAGAATAAATTACAAGGTATGTTAAATTTAAATAAGGCTTTGGCTGCTTCACATTCAGCTTTAGAACAACGAGTTATGCAAGGTGCATATGTTAACAATATGTCAGTAGCAGATAATGTGAATTCAAACACACCATTTGATGGTTCAAATGTAAATGAGGAAATTGATGGTGATGATAGACAAGTAGTATCAGACGATAGTGATAGTGATAGTGATAGTGATAGTGATAGTGATAGTGATAGTGATGAGGTGGATGATACACAAACCCTAAATGTTACTCCAATGGTTATTGGATCTGAATTAAACAATAATGGAAGCGATAGTGTAAAAGTTGTTGAATTAGAAAATAATAGTAAACAAATTAATTTAAATCCAGTTTCTGAAAATAATGTAACTGACTCTTTAGACGTTACAGCATTATCTAATAATAGTACCCTTGATCATGATGATGACGATGATGATGATGATAGCGATGATGATGATGATGATAGCGATGATGATAGCGATGATGATGATGCTACAGAACTAACTTTAGATTCTATAAGTGATATTTCTACAACTCAATTAACTCAATTAGATATTAAAAAGGTAGCTACAGAAGTATCGCAAGATCTAGATTATAAAAAATTAAATGTCGGTAAATTAAGGGAGCTAGTAGTTACCAGAAGTTTAGCTGATAAAAATGGTGCTAAGAAATTGAAAAAGAAACAGTTGGTGGAATTATTATCTTAAACTAATATAAATGAGTTGGGGCACATGTTATTCCGGATCAAATAATATATATTTTGGTTTTCCACCTATTATGACTGATGGTAGAAACTATGCTCAATGGCAACCTGGAGCAGTAGTAAATAAAACATTACGAGAAGAGAATGGTATTAAAAGTAATTGGCAATACAGAAAATATTTGCAAGAGAATGCTGATCAAGTAATAGAATATGATCAGAGAATGGCTTGTAATGAATGTTGCGGTTGTCCTTATTATAAAAGTAATCAGTCTGCTAATAATCCTTACCTATATACATCTTGTACAGAAAAAACACAACCTTTTGGATATGAAGGAAGTGATTTAAAAAATCTGTATTTAAATAGACAAGAATTACAATGTAGAATGAGTGTACCAGATGTTAGTCAATATCAATTAATGAAAAACGCAAATGCTAATTAAGTATAATAATAATCATATAAATATTATTATACATTATATAATAATGAATATATTGAGTATTGATGTAGGAATAAAAAATCTAGCATATTGTTTATTTGAAATAAAAAATGATGTTGAGTATTCAATAATTAAATGGAACGTAATAGATTTAGTATCTGATCAAAAGTATGTATGTGGAATGAAAAAAAAGAATGGTAATTGTTGTACTTTCGCAGCCAAATACTGTAAGAATAACGAATATTACTGTAAGAAACATGCAAAAGCATCAGATAAATATATAATAGGAAATACAGATCTAAATCCGATAAAATATAAGAGAGCAACATGTCATAGATTAACATCATTAGTAGAAAAACAAGGAATTATATTAGATAACAATCTGAAATATAGAAAAAGTAGGTTAATAGAGTTATTAGATGATTTTATAAAAGATAAATGCTTTGATATAGTTTCAGTAAAAAAATGTAGCGATGTAAATTTGGTAATGTTAGGTAGAAGTATATGTAAAAATTTTGATAAAGAATTTGAAGGCATTAATATAGATTGTGTTATCATAGAAAATCAAATAAGTCCTTTGGCTAATAAAATGAAAACTATCCAAGGTATGATAGCTCAATATTTTATAATGAATAATACAAAAACAATAGAGTTTATATCAGCGATAAATAAATTAAAACAATGGGTGAAAAAGAAAACAACTTATAATGAGAGAAAGAAACTTGGTATTACTATATCTATTGATTTAATAAATCAAAATAATCAATTTAAACCATGGGATAAGCACTTCATTGATCATAAGAAGAAAGATGATCTGGCTGATGCATTTTTACAAGGAATATGGTATATTCAAGACAATGATCTAATAAAACTCAAAAATACAATCAAGATTATATAATATTATTTTCGTTTTACTTAAAATTATATGATCTAATTAATTCATAAGTAATGGATATTCAAACAATAAATTTGGACAATTTAGGTTCTAGCCCATCGTTAAAATTAAATACTGAGTCTAAGAGTGAAAAATCTGGATCTCATTTAATTGGCGTTGAAATGTTGATGAATGATAGAAAGAAACCTACAGATGCATCTAGTGTATCTTCTCCTAAGTCGGATATTAATTTAGGAGATTTAACATCTCTTGAAGCTGAGTTAAATGATTTATCCGGTTCAACAAAGAAAAGCAGTGCTCGTGAAGCAAGATCAACAATGTTTAGTACACCAGTTCAAGGGTTGAAATTAGATATTAGTGATAAAGGCTCATTAAACAGTGATATGAGTGGTTCTTTAGGAAGTGGTGGAAGTAGTATAGATGTGCAACCATCAGTATTTAAGTTAAATAAAAGCGATCCCAAAAAAGAAAATACAAAAACATGGGATGGATACTCTAAGTTTAATGATATTCCTGTAGATCCATCAAAAAATATCCCAAATAAACCACAATTAAATCAGGAAGAGATGTTGAGAGAAAAGTTCAAATATTTACGAAAACTGGAAGCTTTAGAGAAAAAAGGTGTTTCTCTATCAAAAAAATATAGCATGGAATCTTCTTTATTGGAAATGCAGGGAGAGTACGAGACCCTAGTTAATGAGAAGGAAAGCAAAAATGCTGTTAAATTTCAAGGGCGTATGTTGATGGCGGCCATTACAGGTTTAGAATTTTTAAATAATAAATTTGATCCATTTGATTTACATTTAGATGGTTGGGGGGAACAAGTTAATGAAAATATTGATGATTATGACGAAATTTTCGCAGAATTACATGAAAAATACAAATCTAAGGCAACTATGGCACCAGAGTTAAAGTTACTATTTCAATTAGGTGGTAGTGCTATTATGGTACATATGACCAACACAATGTTTAAATCTGCTATGCCAGGTATGGATGATATCATGAGACAAAATCCTGAACTAATGCAACAATTTACTCAGGCAGCAGTAAATCAGATGGGTGAATCTAATCCAGGTTTAGGTGGATTTATGAATGGTGTAATGGGATCTCAAATGCGACAACCTAGTGGAGGACCACCACCTAGTATGGCAACTCAAGGACCAAACGCCCCTCCAGCACCAAGAAGAAGTGGAGCAAGACCAGACCTTGATTTTAGTAGAGGACCTAATGATGGTATAAATATTTCTCAAGTTGGAGCACCAGCTAATCCAGTTCAGCGTAGTAGCAGATCAGGACCACCTGGAGGATTTGCACAATCTAGTCGCGCTGAGATGAAAGGACCAACCGATGTATCAGGACTACTATCTGGTCTTAAAAGCAAATCAGTATCATCTAAAAGTAAGGGAGAAGAAGGATCTAGTACAATAAGTATTTCAGATTTAAAAGAATTGTCTAATCAAAATATCCCAAAAAGATCAAAGAGAAGACAAAAATCTGATAAAAATACCGTTAGTTTAGATATTTAGAAAATGCGTTATATTTATTATCTGTATAATTAATATAATGCCAGCAGTAACTTGGTTAGATATTGTTAAAACGCAATTAGCCGCTAATCCCGGTAAATCAGTAAAAGATGTTGTTCCTGAAGCTCGTAAAGAATGGGATTTGGTTAAATCAGGTAAACATCCTACAAAAACAAAAGGAAAGATGACATTCAAAAAACGTAAGGGTAAATCTAGAAAATCTAAACGTCGCCCACACAAAGGCGAGAAATCGCGTACTCGTCCAGGACATTTAGCTTTTAGAACACATAAAGGTGATAAATATTTTCATCGCGATGGTCATGTTATCAAGAAATCATATGCTCCATATTCTAGAAAACGTAAACATCATAAAAAATCAAAAGGTAAAACTTGTAAGCAAAAATTAAAAGAATGTAAATCTAAAAAACATTCGCGTAAAACCAAGTCTAAGTCTAAATCTAAATCCAAACGTCCTGCATCTGCATGGATCGTTCATGTAAAAGCTGTAGCTAAAAAAGAAAATATCTCTTATAAAGAAGCTCTTAAGGTAGCTGGTAAATCGTACAATAAATAAATAATTAATAATATAAATTTCATTATTATATTATTAATGATGTCTTGTTCTATTACGGTTATTATCGTCTTGGAGATGACTACCTGTCAGTATAAAAATTAATAAAAATATAAAGAATACAAACATGGCTGAATATAATAAATGTTGCATATTTCTGCTACATTTAAATCTACCTCTTCTTCTCCTTCTGTTATATATAGTAACAGATTCTTCTTCACGTCCATCATCATATACTGCAATAGTAATACTATTATATATATCAGACATTAATTCGCTTTTGCTTCTACACATAATACATAAATCCCTTGTATCTCTAACACTGGATTCTATATTTTTTAAATGCCATTCATTAATACATTTTAAATGAATTTGTTTTTTACAACAATCCATAGTGATTACATGACTAGCTTCTAATGGATCAAGACATATTGGGCAATCAAAATCATAATCATGTAATTCTTCAGTGATCGTACCTACAATATTATTTGTACTATCTCTAAAAGGGATTACTGATGTATTACAATTATTTAATACATTTTGCATTGATCCAATTAAATATGGATTTATAACTTCATTTTCACTGAGTGGTATAGGAGGAATATATCCTTCAAGATTATTTGTATCTACACTAGTTTCATCTGATGAACTAGTATCGCTAGTATTTTCACTACTAGTGATAGATTCAGTACCTGAAGGGGACAAGGGCATTTCAATACTATTATCATTCACTAACCATGTAACATCCCTATTGTTATTTCTGTTAGTATTTACCTCTAAACTCATCTAATATTATACATTATAAAATTTTTAAATATAAAGTGCGATATAACTTTAATTTCTAAAAAAAACAACAATGTGTTTGTTTCATATTCACATCTAAATTCATCCATTCAGTTATCGTGTATTGTGAACCCATTGAATGATTACATCTAGAACATATAGGTTTAAGGTTTTCTAAACAAGTTTTTCCTCCTTTACATTCTGGTATATTATGTCCTACATGATAATTGAATACATTAATACTATTATCACACCATTTAATATAACATTTATGTTGATATGTTTTCCCAAAATTACTTATCCAACATTGTTCTCTTAAAGCCTTAGGAATAGCTTTTTTCTTATATATATGTTTACGTTTATGTCTTGGCATAACATAAAATATCAGAGTACTTTTATACTTATTAGACTACTAATAAAGTTTATAGAATAGTTAATGAATCAATTTAAATAATAAACAGTTATACATGCTATAATGTTGAGTTTAATTAAAACCATATGTACACTTGGAATGATTAGTTTGTCAATGGCAAACACTCTTTTTTCCAATGAATTCGCTTCTTTTAAAGAGCACTATAATTTGATATATGATGATCAAGAAAATTTATATAGACTGAATTTATTTAAAAATAACCTAGATTTTATCAATAAATGGAATAATAATACTAATAATACACATAAACTATCTATCAATCGTTTTTCTGATAGAGCAGATCATGAGAGAAGTAAAGGTATGTGTTGGAATACAATGGATAAAACACGTAGCTGTGATAAACAAAATTACAAAGGCTGTCAACGTACAACATTAATTGATATTCCCTCATCTATTAATTGGAATGATAAAGGAGCTGTTACTCCAGTTAAAAATCAAGGTCAATGTGGATCTTGTTGGGCGTTCTCAACGACTGGAGCAGTTGAAGGAGCTTGGCAAATAGTAAATGGAGATTTACTAAGTTTATCTGAACAACAGTTAGTAGATTGTTCTACAAGATACGGAGATTTTGGATGCAATGGTGGATTACCTGATAATGGGTTTGAATATATTATTGATTCTGGTCTATGTTCAGAATCGGATTACCAGTATCAAGGTAATAATGGTAAGTGTGAATCTTCAGAGTGTACTACAAAAGTTACGTTAAGTGGATGCATTGATGTAAATCCTAGTAATCAACAAGCTCTGATGCAAGCAGTATCACAACAACCAGTATCTGTTGCAATTGAAGCGGATACATTATTGTTTCAACATTACACTAGTGGAGTAATAACTGATACTAAATGTGGTACTAATCTAGATCATGCAGTATTAATTGTTGGTTACGGTACAGAAGATAATTTAGATTATTGGTTAGTTAAGAATAGTTGGGGTCCTGAATGGGGTGATCATGGTTATGTCAAAATTTTGAGAACTGATAGTTGCAATGATGGAGGTATATGTGGTATTGCACAGCAACCTAGTTATCCTATTGTTTAACGAAAATAAAAAAATTATTTTTATCAGTAACTTATATAAATGCCAAAAAAAGATTATGCTTACAGAAGTACATGGAAACATAAATTCTCCAGAGCTAGAAATCTAGCTCATAGAGGAGGTCTTACAAAAAAAGAAATGAT